GCCATGTTAGTATATACTAATTTTAGTAACCGTTACCAATTAATGCTGCTTGGCATTATGTGGTTATTGTAGTACATGTTAGTAATTTCGGAATTGTGGTACTGTAAAAAATGTGGTATAATTTAAGTAGCACTTTTACTTTATGTTATAGGATGTGACATGGGAGCTACGACTAGAACTAAGATGCAGAGGGAAGCGGACATGCTGGAAACCGCTAAGATGTACATGAGGGGGGAAACTCAGGCGCATATAGCATCTATTATAGGGGTGTCGCCCTCTCAGATAAAGTATGACATAAAGATGATGATTATCCGGTGGCGCAAAGAAGCCGATAGGAACATAGACGAACGCAAAGCCGAAGAGCTGGCCAAGATTAATAATCTGGAATATGAATATTGGGCTGCGTGGAAAGAAAGTCAGAAGATAGTTAGAACTAAAACTGTTACCTCCTACGCCAAGAGGACAAGCCCGGACGGGGTGGATGTGACGTTGGAGCCGGTGGGGATACAGGAAATTAAGTTAAAGCAAACCCGGCAAACCGGTGATCCCAGGTTCCTGGAGGGTGTCCTAAGGTGCATAGAGAAGAGACTTAGGATATTTGGAATTGAGGACACCAGCTCCAAGCTGCAGAAGGTGGCTTTGGCCGGCGGCGGTGAGGATGGCGAGGTAGTAATTAGGGTGGTTTTTGATGAAAAGCCCCCGGCTGACGAGGCCAAAAATGCCCAGTTATGAAGTCCATCTTCCCAAACCGCATCCTAAGCAGCAGGAGTTTATAACGTCCATTGCTAAGCGCAAGATCATACGTGCTGGACGCCGGGGTGGAAAGACTGTTGGTGTTGGTGTTTATTCCGTACAACGTTTTTTGAATAAGAAAAGAATACTGTACACTGTTCCTACTGCTGAGCAGGTCGATCGTTTTTGGATCACTGTATGCAGGGCGCTGTATTTACCTATTAGGCAAGGCGTGTTCAAAAAGAACGAAACGGAACATGTTATAGAGCTTGTCGGTACCGAGCAGCGCATCCGGGCTAAAACAGCCTGGGATCCGGACTCACTGCGTGGTGACTATGGTGACGAACTAATCTTAGATGAATTTCAGCTCATGGCAGAGGACACTTGGGGGGTTGTTGGTGCTCCTATGATGCTGGACACTAACGGTACTGCCACCTTCGTATATACTCCTCCTTCCATTTATTCCCGTTCCACTAGCAAATCGAAAGATCCGCAACATGCTGCGAAGATGTTCCGTAAGTTCAAGGAATTAGCGGACGCCGGGGATACCAGGTACGCAGTGTTTAGTTTTACCAGTATGGATAACCCCTACTTGTCCAACATGGCATTACGTGAGATAGCTAAGGATATGTCCTCCATAGCGTACAGAATGGAAATCCTGGCCGAGGATGTACAGCAAGCTCCTGGGGCACTGTGGGACCGGGATATGATCGAACGTAGCAGGGTTGATCGTTATCCAGACCTGTGGAGGGTTGTTGTTGGTGTTGATCCTACTGCCACAAGTCAGGGAGACGAAGCCGGGATCATTACCTGTGGTATGAACAATAGAGACTATTTCACCCTGGGCGATAATAGCACGCATGGCAGCCCGTTGACATGGTCCAGAGCTGCTGTTGATGCTTATTACCGTTATAAGGCTGACTGTATAGTAGCTGAGGGTAACAACGGAGGTGAGATGGTGTCCACCACTATAGCCCAGGTGGACGACAGGGTCCCGGTGAAAATCGTTTGGGCGAGCAGGGGTAAAGCAGTTCGGGCAGAACCCATTTCGGCTATTGCTTCACAAGGGCGTGATCATCATGTTGGTAGTTTTCCTGCTTTGGAAGACGAGTTATGCTTGTGGGTTCCGGGTGCAAAGAGTCCGAACAGGTTAGATGCCAAGGTGTGGGCTATTACTGAATTATCCAATCCTGAACCTCAACGTGAGGTTGACTTGTTGGTTTATGACAACGATGTGGAGATAAGCGTTATATGAGTAGAACTACCAGGACAAACAGAGCCCCTGGAGGGTATTCTGATAACGATCGCAGACTATTAGAAGTTGCCCTAAGCAACAATGAACTGCTTATGGAACGCCTGGCCGAGCTTGAGCTTAGCCTGGAGTCCGAGGGATGGACGTCATTGTCTAGCCTTACGGATAGGGAGTTCTCGCGTGAGGGGTTGCGCACGATTACTAGGTTGTCTAGGCTGTACTACCTAAAGAACCCGATCATAAAGCGCAGCATTGAGGTAAAAAAGCTGTACGTTTGGGCTAATGGGTTCACCATGCATGCCAAGGATGAGCAGATAAACGAGGTTGTCCAGGCGTTTATGGATGATGTGCACAATCAGGATGAAATGACCGGGCACCAGGCGCAGGAGTTCAAAGAGGTTGATCTTGAAACGGATGGTAATCTGTTTTTAGTGTTATTTACGGATGTTCAGGGAAAGGTGTCCGTCCGGTCTATCCCGTTCGATGAGATAACTGAGGTCATAAGCAACCCGGAGGATGCACGGGATGTATGGTTTTATCGGCGTCAGTGGATAGTTCAGGGTAGCGGACTATCCAAGGATGTTTACTATTCTAACTGGTATCATGATCCTAAGGATAACCCAGGCGTGGATATGTCCAATAAGGTCATAGAATCCAATGGGGTGGTTTACCACATCAAGGTAAACGGGTTCAGCAATTGGACGTTTGGTTTGTCCGAGGTATACGCAGCTATCGATTGGTCCAAGGCGTATAAGGAATACTTGGAAGATTGGGCTACGATTATGCGGGCATTGCGTAAGTTCGCCTGGAACGTTACTACCACCGGGGGCAAGGCTGGGATAGCTTCGGTTAAGAACAAGATGAATACCCGGCTTAGCACCAGCTCCGGTGAAACAAACCCGCCACCGCTGCCAGGTTCAACGTATATCAGTAGTCCAACTGAGATGCTGCAACCTGTCAAAACTGCTGGAGCAACGGCAAGTGCGGATGATGGGCGGCGCATTTTCCTTATGGCTGCAGCCGCTGCTGGGTTGCCGGAGACGTTCTTCGGTGATGCCTCTGTTGGGGCGTTAGCAACCGCCAAGGCGTTGGACCGGCCAACTGAACTAATGATGTTGGATCGGCAAGCACTTTGGAAGGATGTTTATCGTAAAGTAATTAATTTCGTGATTATGCAGAATGTAAAGGCTGGTGGTAGTTTAGCTGGCATGGCTACCATAAGTGATGGGGGGACGTTGGTTTGGAATAAGGATGTTGATCCTACGATAACGATCAAATTCCCACCCCTTATTTCAGAGGACGTTCCCCCGCTGGTGGATGCAATCTTGCAGGCTAACAACACGCAGACTTTGGATAGTCGCACTATTGCACAGTTGCTGTTGAATACACTTAGTGTGGAAGAGCCGGACGAGATTCTGAACATGCTTTATCCGGTGAATGAAGCATCTGCTCCTATTGGTGATGTGACAAAGGCAGTTCGTAAGCTAACGGAAGCATTAGAGAGGATGTTAGATGGTAACAGCAAGATTGTTGCTTAACCATTGTAAGGCGTTCCTGGAAAGCGTAACGACGGCGCAGCGCACTGCTGCCATGCTGCCCCTTGAGCGTGAGCTTGCGCAGAAAGTCCGTAAGGTGTTTGCAAAGCAGGAAAAGATGCTGCTTGACGCGCTTGAACTTTACAAGGATAAGTTTCCACTTGAGGAAGCAGATTACCCGGTGTCGCCTATTATTGCAGCCTGGAAACGGATAGCAGACAGTACCAGGGAAACATTTGAGGAAGGGCTTACTACGACACTAACTAAGGCAATTAGTAAAGGGATGGGTGTCGTAGCGGATGATATGGGGGTTACAGCAGCAGCTTTCAACGTCCGTAACCCACGAGCAGTGGATTACCTTAAGGAGCATGGCGCAGACAACGTAACCAGGATCAATGATGTTACGCGGGACAGGATGCGGACGATCCTTGAGCAAGGTCGTGAGGGTGGCTGGTCATACGACCGGGTAGCTGACGAGATACGCAGAGAGTTTGCTAACTATTACTCCGCGGAGGAAAGCAAGTGGGAGTTTAACGCTGATCGCTCACAGTTGCACATCACAGATCGTGCATCTCTGATAGCTGTAACTGAAATAGGAAACGCTTATGAAGAGGGCGGGTACCAGCAAGCGTTAGAAATGCAGAACGCTGGGCTGCCCGTGGAAAAATACTGGCAAACTGCTAATGACGACCGGGTGTCGGATGGGTGCGCAGAGAATGAAGCCGAGGGCTGGATACCGTTTGATGATCAGTTTGCTAGTGGTGATGAACACCCCCTGCGTTTCCCAGGGTGCCGGTGTGCTTGTCAATATCGTATGGCCAAGGAACTGGTAGCCAAAAAAGAAGATAAAGTTCCAGAAGAGAAACAACCATCCGAAATGAAAGCAAAGATAGACGCTTATCTGGAAGAATATGACAAATTTATGCAGGAAAATGATGCACGTCCTTATATTGAGCAGTTAAACATTTTGGTACCAGAATCAATAAAAGTAAGGAAATCCGGAGATGAGGAAAAACTCAAGGGGATGTTGGCTGAAATAAACAGGCTGCATGAACTGGAGTTTAAAATTAGAGAAGACGTGTACAATAAGAGCAAAGAAATAAACGAGATGTTAAGGGAAACATTACGTGTTGCCAATCCGTCAACTTTGACTTCTGAATATGTACATAGCGACGACAAGAAAATAAAGCAAGCATTGGAGAAGTTCAACCTGTATGTAGATGCCGGTCTTACGCAAGGAAATCCATTGTCTATAATGGTGGAAAGTGGGTTAGACAGGGCATTTTACAGTGACAAGTACAGCATGATAGGAATACCGGACAATAGACATCCATCTTATACTGCTAGAACTACTCATCATGAACTAGGTCATTGGATAGAAGGAAAGAATGCTAATGTTCATGAGGCGTTGGTAAACTTTTTCAATGATAGAACGAAACACGAAGAATTTGTAAAACTAAGTGATCTGTTTCCTAATGAGGGCTACGATGATAATGAGGTAACCAAGAAGGATAGTTTTATTGATCCTTATATGGGCAAAGTATATGATAACGGCACCACGGAAATACTGTCTATGGGAATAGAGAGGTACATTGATGACCCGTTAGAGTTTGCTAGGCGTGACAGAGAACACTTTGAAATAGTGCGATCCATATTGGCAGGTGAATTATGATAGAAGTAAACACTGTATACGGGAATTACACAATAAACAACTTAAAAGTGCATGCAGACAATAAGTATCTAATGAACTGGTTGTCTAAAATGTACGATAATTGTGTATCAAGGATAATTAGTGTGGTGCCTTCCCCAGATGCGGAATTTGTTAGGTTGTTTTCCGAGTTTATTCCCGGTGAGATAGTAAGCAACGATACAAAACCCTCTCACGTAGAGCGTGACAGGGTATATTGAGGAGGTAAGTTAATGGCACAGAAAACATTTGGGGGGCTGGAGCGTAAGGAAATACCCGCAGAAGATTTTGCGGGTAAATCAAGGTCGTTTCCTATTGTCACGCCTGCTGATGTGTCAGACGCTGCAGCAAGCATCGGACGTGCCGGTGAGGATAACTATTCATCGGAAGAACTAAAGGCACGCATCATCAAGATTGCTAAGCGTAAGGGGGATGAGTTTGTCAAGGCGCTGCCCAAAAAGTGGCAGGACGAGATGGAGGAAGCATTTAGCGTACCGGAGGGTTTCATTGATGGGGTGATTGTATTACGGGAAGCAATAACCCTCAAGGCCAGAGTTAAGGCTGCTCTCAAAGCACTCCAGGCTGGGCTGTCGGATAAGTCCTTATCTAAGGCGGTACATGCTGCGTTAGAACATCTGAACACCGAATTAACTAAGACCTGGGGTGACCTGGCGGCCGATGCCGAAAATGACGAGGACGAAAACAGTCTGGTGGATGAAACAGAATCCATATCATACAATGAGTGGTACAATAACCTTATGGAAAATGAAAGGCAGCTCATCGAGGATCATATCCGGGGACTTAAGTCGGCATTGGAAAAAGAGCGAGCACGTAAGCGTCCGGGTACCGAGATTGTGGACTACACCCCGCTTAATGAGAGTGCGCTTGTTGAGGGTGGTGGAAGGGTGTCGCTAAAGATCATCAAGCCCGGCTGGGGTTCAAGTGGGTATTACCCTGCTGATGTGCTGGAACGTGATGGTCCAAAGGCGTTTACCCGTGGTACAAAGATGTACTGGAACCACCCTACCAAGACGCAGGAAGCGGAGCAGCCGGAGCGTAATTTAAACGATCTGGCAGCCGTCCTGGAAACAGATGCAGTGTACCGCACTGACGGAAAAGATGGTCCAGGTTTGTATGCGGACGCCACCGTATTTGAACGTTTTGCCCCGGCGTTGAAAGAGCTGGCACCGCATATCGGAGTGTCCATCTGCGCATTTGGTAAGATGCAAGCTGGTGAAGTAGACGGGCGCAAGGGACCGGTTATTGAAGCTATTACGGTAGGTAAAAGTGTAGATTTCGTAACGGAACCCGGTGCTGGCGGCAAGGTCCTGGAACTTTTTGAGGCCGCACGCGGGGAAATGTCAAACAACGAGGTAATGTCCACCATTGCATCTGCGTTAGCTGCAAAGTATGGTGCACAAACGTATCTGTACGTGAGGGACGTATATAATGACTGGTTTGTTTATGAAACGAGTACAGAGGATGGAAACAAGCTGTACAAATCCAGTTATGTGATTGACGATAATAGTAATGTAACACTGGGAGAGCCGGTGGAGGTTACTTTGGTTAGTCAATATCAAACAAAAGAATCCAAATATAAGGAGATTGATATGAGCGAAATTGAGTTAAAGGAAACTCAAGCGCAGGTAAAAGCGTTACAGAGTAGGCTTTTGCTGCGCGATGCAAAGGACCTGGCAGAAGAGCATGTCTCAAAAACTTCGTTGCCGGCAAATGCGCAGGTGCGTGTGGTTACGCACGTGTTGCAGGCTATCCCACTGAGTGAGAGTGGTGAGCTTGACCGGGACAAGTTTGTGGCGTCTGTTACCGAGGCTGCAAAGAGTGAGGTATCCTACCTTGCAGAGGTAACTAAATCCGCCAAGGTAACCGGAATGGGACCGTCGGTCGGGAGAGACGAGGAAGTTGATAAGAAAGCGCACGAGGCGCTTAAGGAGTCGTTCCGCATCTCGTACCGGGCGCAGGGTAAATCTGCTGATGAAGCAGAAGCACTGGCTGAAATTGCAGCCGAAGGAAGGTAAGAAATGACTGTAAACTTGTATAATCCCTCTGGCGGCAGTGCCGGTAACAGTGTCGGTGCTGAGGTAAGCTCCTCGTATGAGGGGCGTGTTATCACATTGGAGGAAAGCCTGCTTGTTCATCCTACCCATTCCGGTGGGCTGGTGAATAAGGGTGATCCTGTGGTGGTGGGGCGTATGGTGGGTGTCGCATTGAAAAGTGCGGCTGCTGCAACAGATCAAATCCCCATCGATACCGAAGGAATCTGGGACCTGAATGTGTTCGGTTCCATTTCGGATGGTACGGCTGATGGTGCGGCAAGTGCATTGGCGGTGGGTGCCCCAGTGTACATCAACAAGACTACTGCTGTACTTTCCGGAATTTCGGATGGTGGCAATTGGTTGCCGTTTGGCACTCTGCTAACAGAGGTAGCGTCCGGTGTGGCGTTGCTCACCCTGGCAGCCGTCAAGGTACACAGGGAGGTTGACAATCAACAGTTGTTCAGCATTCCTGATGCTGCGCCATCCGGTGGATCTGCTCCGGGCTTTGTTGGCGGTTCGGTAGCCGGTGCCTGGTCCAACAGCATCAAAATCCTGGTGAACGGGGTAGTAAAATACATCCCCGTTTACGATCTGTCCTAAGGAGGCAACACTATGAGCGAGTTTTTGAAGATGATGGAAAGTTGGGAGCAGTACGCACCCTTGGGGAGTGCACGGGTCAACGAAGCGGCAGTAGCCGGGCTTGTTGATCTGTTGTCCGGGCGCAATCGGATGCCTGCCCACCAACGAGAGTACATGTTACGTGAGGTAGTCACTACCTCTGATTTCCCGACGTTGTTTGGTACGGCGATCGACCGGCAAATGCTGGCACGCTACACCATGGTGCAATCGCCCTGGCGCAACTACCTGAAAGTGGGACGTGTCCCGAACTTCAACACCCAGGAACGCCACAAGGTCAGTGGGCAAAGCAACATCCTGCCGGAAGTGGGTGAGAAGGGCGAGTATTTGACTACCCCTTCCAGCACCGGAAAGTACACCATTCAGGCTAAGAAATATGGTCGGCAGTTCGACATTAGCTTCGAGTCGATCATCAATGACTCGATGGGTGCTTTCGGTGATATTGCAGAACTCTTTGCTGATGCTGCCATCAATTCCGAGAACCGGGCTGCTACCGGTGTGTATGCTGCGGCTGCTGGTCCAAATCCGCTGTTGTACGGTGCGCCTATTACCGATGTTGACGGGCAGGCGGTGACCAATCAAGGTACCCTGGCGTTGACGGTGAACAACCTGGCGACTACGCTGGCACTCATGGCGTCTCAAACGGACCTAAACGGAACACCTATTCAGGTAAGGGGTGTACACCTGGTGGTTCCCCCGGCGCTGGAAATCCCGGCACGGGCTATTCTGACCAGCGCGTATGTCCAGGAAATTGCCGGGGCGGTGGCATTGCCCACCAGCAATATGATGCCCCAGATGGGACTTCGCTTGCATGTTGATACCTGGTTGCCCATTGTGGATACGTCGGCCAATAACGACGGTACCTGGTACCTTTTCGGTGAGCCTTCACGGGGTGCGGCTGGCGAGGTTGCATTCCTGGCGGGCTACGAACGCCCTGAGGTTTGTATGAAAGCGTCCGACAAGGTTACCATTGGCGGCGGGGCGTTATCCCCGTTCACCGGCGATTTCGTTTCTGATAACGTATTCTACCGGGTGCGTCACATCTTCGCAACTACCCAGCTTGATCCCCGGTTTACCTATGTCCAGGTGCACGCCTGATTCTCCCAGGTCTATGGGGTAGAGATACTGTTCGTCTCTACCCCATTATGAAGGTGTAAAATGGCTTTCACTTATGACATAACTACATCAATAGGTAAGGTAAGGCTGCTGGCGATTGATAGTGATTCTACCTATGCCGTGTTCGAGGACGATGAAATAGATGCTTTCCTGTCTATGGAGGGTAATAACGTAAAGCGTGCTGCAGCCCAAGCTTTAGATACCATCGCCAGCAATGATGCCTTCCGGGTAAAGAAGGTCAAATTATTGGATGTTACTGCAGACGGAGTATCGGTGGCGGAAGTGCTGCACAAGCGTTCTGCCATGCTGCGGGCACAGGCTGATAAGGAGGAGGCCAGCGAAGAAGGCGGCTCGTTCGATATTGCTGAATGGGTGGTGGATGATTTTAGCTACCGGCAGCAATTGATCAACAATTCCATGAGGAACTTATGAAGACGTATGCACTGGTGCATCCGTCCTTGGCAAGTGAGTTGCCTCACCTGTTTATGTCTCTGGTGGACATCCAAACACCTACGGCTGCGCAGAGCGCCAGTGGCGAGGAAACGCTTACCTGGACGGATACACTGCCTAATATATCGGCGAGAGTTTCTCCGACAGGAGGTAATGAAACGCGCGTCCTAATGATGACGTATAACAAGGCGTCACACGTGATAACGTTACAGGGTAAGTATGACGTAACCACGAAGATGCGCGTAGTTGAGGATACAGGAGAGATATATAATATCGTTGCAGTTCTGTCGGATGACTGTAATATATTTACTAAGCTGGTGTGCGAGGTAGTAGTATGATACCGGGCGGAGACGAGTTGATCCGTAAACTTAAGTCTATGGACAAGGACATACAGACCAAGACACGTAAGGCTGCGTTGCTGGCCGGCGGGAGTGTGTTGGTTGACGCCTGGAAAGCACATATTTCCACCGAATACCATAACCTCAAAACGGGAACATATCGCCGATCCGTACAGCAGCAATACCAGGCAAAGGGCGGTGTCTTACTTGTAGGTACAGATGTAACTGATCCACCTTATCCGTGGTGGCTGGAGATAGGCACATCTAAAATGGCGGCACGTCCAGCACTTACCCCGGCTTTCGAGGAGTCGGAAGACGACATTATTGAAGCTGAGTGGGACGCGCTAAAGTTGTTATTAGGGAAATACTAACATGTTATGTCAGACGTTACAACAGATACAATTCGGTGATA